ATATGTGCCAGAACCGGGATACTTGTATGGATCTTTGTTGATAGTCTTGCCGAGGTATTTTAGCCCAGTGATATTATGTGTCTTGACGTATAGATAAATAATCATGTTGATGGTTAAAGCAGGTAGGAACTAGTAATTCCGTGATCTGCACTATTACTTATGACTAGCGAGCCGTCAATTCACAATGCGCCAGTAGCCTTGTTCAAATACGCCTTCGATAGCTACTACCCAGTCAGCGCCAGTATAGTATAACTTGACCATTGTATTTGCATTGGTAGTATACGCAGGCGCGTTAACAGCACTTGCGTCAAAACTAACAATCCAATCGCTACCGTTGTATTCAATAATATCATTGGCATCGGCAACAACTGTACCCCATAAGCCTGTTTGCGGAATAGAGTCAGTTAGCAAGTATCGCTGACCTGCTTGCACCCCAGGGATATTACCATTACCCGGTGCGCTTCGTGTTGGGTCAATGATACCGTTGATCATGGTGATAGTATCGTTAGGAAGCGTAGCATTGTCAATGGTGTAAAATAGTAAATTCTCGTTGTTTGTGTTTTCGGTAACCTTTAAAATTACTTCATGCGGGTCCGCAGGATTACCTAGCTTTAGTCTAATTTCAGTAATACCATTTTTAAGTCCATCGTAATTGGCAAAGTGCTCGTTCCAACGTAACAGTGCTGGCACTACATTTTCTGTGTCAGTGGTAGTGTTGTTGCTTGTTAGCAGTTGTATAGAGTCACCAGTGACACGAATGTGTCGATCTTTAAACGTAATCCATTGACGTGACGCAATAGGATTGTTATTAACACCAATGGTAATGTCATCAATGAACTGATAGTCGCCGCTGATGTTGTTTAAGATACTGTGGATAAGAACTTGACGTTTAACTTTGGCAGGTGGTGTCAAGAAGATTGGCAACGAGAAGATCAAACTTGCAACATCAATGATGTCGTCAGTGCCCTGCGGAATACTACGAGCAGTCCATGTCACGTTGATCAATTCTACAACAGCCAGACTGGTCCAGTCGTATGGATTTTGACTGCTTTGTAAGTTTACAGACGGATTGAACAATAATAAAATCTGCTCAAGTAGTTGTAGCTTTTGTTCCGTATTACTGGTCCATACGTCTACGTTGATGGTTAAATCAAACGGGATTGGAGCATGACGTTCTAACGTATATGTTTCGGCAACCTTGTCAGTAAATGACTGTGCAACAGGATCATATGCTTTTTCGTAAATCTGCACACTGTCTTCAAACGCAGGAGTCATACGTCTTTCTGCATTAGGCACAAGCTCTGCAATATAGCAACTGATAGCAGGCACACTTAGGATCGTGTTTTCACTGTTGGAACGAAGAATGTGTTGGCTCATACGAGTTGTATCGCCATAACGGACAGGCACTTGATGATAGTTGTCTGCACCAGTTGCATCCTTGCCCATCTTTACAGAGAAGCCACCAAATAGTCGCATGAACTGTAGTAGCCATCGACGGATTTGATTGTCATAAAAATATTGTTGCATGTTATTCCTTTTCTATCCAAACACGCTTACCATCAACTAGCTTCCAAGTTTTACCTTTAGAGTTGGCTAGCTTTTCCTTAAGCTCAGGAGTTATTTCCCGTTGCTTACGATTTAAGCAGGTTTCTGAATGTCTCTGTTTATCTTCGTCTGACCATTTAGTAGATGGCTTGCCTTTTTTTGGATGGGGCTTTCCAAGCATAGGTCCTCCGTCCCGTCGAGCCCATCCACCATCGCCACCGTTATTCCTGCGCCTGGCATGAGCCGCTCTTTGTGAATTACGCATCTTTTCAATTGACTCTGCACTATGCGTCTTATTGTCCCCGGCCTCTCTTAAGTTATATACAGCATGGGTCGTTCTATACTGGTTTAGCCAATACTGCTCCTTGTGATTCAGTTCATTTAAGTCACTTGCAGAGTCAATTACTTCCCAGGTAAACATTTCAATCCCATATTTTCTCATGCTATTATATAAATGCAGTTTCTTGCCACTACGCATATCTGCTAAATGCCCGTACCAGCGCATCTTGGGATTCCGTTGCGCAGTTTGACCGATGTATAGTTTGCCATTGGTTAAATTGGTAATCTTATAAATGTGCATTAATTGTCTGCCTTGGGTTTTACAAATACACCACTTAGTGCTTGACGTTGTGCAATAGTTGTGCCGTCTGCGGTGGTAGTGGTTGCTGTGTTATTGATATACGGTCCTGCATTTGTTGCAGTAGTTGCCCAGCCATTTGCCGCAGAGTTGTCGGCTAGTCGATGCCACTTGTTGCCGCGATATACAAATAGTCGTTGTGGTTGGAAGTCAGTTCTAACAAACAATTCGCCTTGTGCTGGTGCAATAGGAAATGTCAACCCAGTTGGGATATTACTAGTGTCGCCGCCTTGTGCTACATTTTCAGTAGTGTTAACAGAAATATTTGATTTACCAGAGCCGTCAAATCCTTCAATAACAGGAGCATAAGTTGCATCAGTAAATTCAGTGTCTTTATAACCAGCAGCTGGTGTAATTGCTTCTGCACTTGCAACAATAGCATTTGAAATTGCAATTTCTTTGTTGTATGTACTGAGTGCGTTTTTCAAGCTGTCTTCGTCTTCGGGGTCACCTAGCAAGCTACGATATTCTTGTGCGTCATTGATAGGTGCTGCTTTGATGCGCCACAAGTGCGGCCACCAAGTTGGACCAAAACCTTCAGCTGAGCGTGACGCATCTTGTACGGCATAAAATTTGTTAATGCTCTTTGCGTTAGCATCGAGTAGCAAGTCATCATTCAAGTGAGGTAGTTCAAGTACGTCACCTGCCATAAGTTTACGTCCAAGACGTTCTACCATTTCATTGGTGTGGAACGTGATGAACAGCGTGTCGGCATTTAAGAACAAACCAAATTGGCTCAGGTCAAAGTCCTGGTCGCTTATGTTGTAAGTGCCACGCAATTCGTAAACAGTTGTGTCATACACACGATCACGGTTTTCCATGAACAAAATGTCCTGGATGTCCATTTCATTGATTTCACCCTTTGCAGCCAAGTTAGGCTTAGCAGGATCAGATCCATCTTCTACGGCAGCTGGTCCAAGATATTTGTGGATCAGTATTGAGGTGCCGCCTGCACCCACAGCTTCGCGAATAACCCTATCCTGATAGTGGTAATCGTTTGTTTTGGCGTTTTTCCAAAGTGATAATTTAGGCATTTTTTCCCTGCAGGACCAAAAAGGCCCTGTTTCTTACTGTTATTTACCGGTTGACAGCCGATCCAAGATAAGTTATAATAGCAATATTGTCCCACTAAATGGAGTTAAAATGGCCACAGCAACCAAGAAAAAAGCAGCACCTGTAAAGAAAACACGAGTCACTGCCAAGCAAGTGAACGCACATCGCGGCCGTGGTGTCAAAGATTTTAGCCCAACATGGGAAGGTGCCGCAGAGTTTGCTGGCGATAAGTTTACCAAGCACTTTCGCAATGCAATGGAGTATTACCGCCTTGAATGTAGTGTAAAAGATTTGCGTCCAAAAGTTGCAGAGTGGATGGAAGCTGACGGCTACAAAAAAGATGCCATTGCAGAATTCCGGAAATTAAAAGACAGCCGTGTGAATACAACTTTAGTAGGTGTAGCCGCATGTTTGGTTCGCGGAATGCCTGCACAACACGAAGGCTTTAATCAAGGCCGTGACACTGCCGCTTGGTTGCGTAACGAAATTGCAAAAGCAGTCAAAGAAGGCAAAAACGACGTCGACGAAGCAGAAGTAGAAAAAGACGTTCCTGTTGTTAAAAAAGAAACAATCCAAGATCGGCTAGCTGAAAAGTTCAGCGAAACAATGGGCAATATTGAAGGTGCCATCGACGACTACATCACAGACGGCAAAGACCCAAAAGTGTTTCAGTTGCTGTCAGTTGCAAATATTGCAGTTCAGTACTCTTCTAAGATTGTTGACCTTATCCAACCCCGTATCAACGAACTCCATGAAGTTGTTGCTGGCAAAGACAGCCAAGTCATGGAAGCATACAAGCACTTGGGCAAGCGTGAAGTCAAAGCCCTTGTCAAAATGTATGAAAGCATTATCAATGATGCAATGGCTTACAAGACCAGTAAGATTGCTACTCGCGCCAAACCCAAGCGCAAGCCAGTGCCACCTGAGCGTCAAGTCAAGGGTCTCAAGTACATGAAAGAATTTGCAGAGCTTGGTCTTAAAAGCATTAACCCAACTGAAATCTTGGGCATGAGCGAGCTGTGGACTTACAATACCAAAACCCGTAAGTTGGGACGTTTTGTAGTGTCAATGCATGGCGACATGGCAATCTCTTTGCTGGGTGTCAAAGGTAGTGCTATCATTGGATATGATGAAATCAAAAGCACTTGTAAAACACTACGCAAGCCAGCAGAACAACTTGCTGTGTTTAAAACCCAAGGCAAGCCTGGTCTACGCAAGTTTATGGACACTATCAAAGCAGTGGAAACCAAGCTAAAAGGACGCATTAGTCCGGAAACTATCTTACTCCGAGCCATCAAGTAAGATTAGCAGTGCAGTCTCTGGTAAATACAACTGGAGACTGCGCATGCAAAAAAACAACACAACTTACCGTTCTAAGGCCGCAAAAACCATCGAGCTGATGCTTGGTGGCGGCTTGGTAGATGTCGAATTAGACAAAGAACACTACGATCTAGCAATTGACAAAGCCATTGGCAAATATCGCCAACGTTCAAGTAGAGCAGTAGAAGAAAGCTTCATGCTACTAAACTTAACCGCAGGTAGTAGCTCGTATACACTACCAGATGAAGTCATTGACGTTAGAGTTGTTTATCGTTCTAATGCAGGTGGCATAGGTTCAACGGGCACAGATTTTGAACCGTTTGAAGCCGGTTACTTAAACATGTACATGCTAAATGCCTCACGTGGCCAAGGCCTGGCAACATTTGAACTGTACATGGGACAACGTGAGCTAATGGGACGTATGTTTGGTGCCAACGTTACATTCACATGGAGCAGTACAAGCAAGCAGATCAATCTCCACCGCAACATCAAAGGTGAAGAATCAGTATTGCTACACACTTACAATTATCGCCCAGATGAAGCGCTGTTAGCAGACACCGGCTCGGGCCCTTGGATTAGAGACTATGCAACAGCCCAAGCAAAGATGATGCTGGGTCAAGCTCGTAGCAAGTTTGCCAGTTTAGCAGGCCCTCAAGGTGGTGTTACACTAAACGGTAACGACTTAATTTCACAAGCACAGGCCGAACTTGAAAAGCTAGAAGAAGACTTAAAAACATTTGCCGATGGTGGGACACCGCTAGGTTTTATTTTTGGATAATATATGAGAATCAGCGAATTAAAATTAGACGAAATCGACCGATTAAGCAGAAGTGGTTTTGAAGGCGGCAAAGATTATCTTGACTCGTACGGCAGAGAAAAGTCAGTACGAGAGCTACCTGGCGGCAGCGGACTACTGTATTCTATAACAAAAGATTCTGACGGTTCTGTTATTAAACTGTGGGACAAGGACAACAAAGATCCCTTTGTGCCTACACCTATAATATCCAAGCGTCCTTTAATCTACACTCAGCGTGAATGGAATCAACGTATAGAGCGTATTAAACAACGAGATGCTGACCGCAAGCGAGTGTATGATAGATCACCTGGTAAATTAATAGGTCAACTAACAGTAGAAAAGGTTGGCAATAGTTTTCCACTGCCGGGCGCAGTTCAAGTCGGAACAATTACTGTAGACGAAGACTACCGCGGCGCCGGTTTAGCTAAAGCACTATACGGCATTGTGTTAACTATTATGAAGCGTCCTCTACTAGCTGGTAGTAGCCAAACACCAGGCGGCCGTAGAAACTGGATGAGTCTGAGTCAGATTCCCGGTCTACAACTGAAGGGTTACATGAGAATTGACGACAAAGACTTACAACCACTTGACCCAGCTCGCTCAGATTATTGGGTTGATAAAGGATGGATAGTACGCCAAAACAAAGCAGTTGAAAAAAGCATAGACACCATCATGGGCAAGCTAGGCGGAGAATACATAGGCAAGAACAATGAGAACATGCATTACTTTGCATTTGATGTCAAGCCAAACACAACCAGGCAAGAACTACAGGCCTATGTAGACACGAACCTAAGCAAGGTCTACGGCAACTATACTTCCGATACTGGGTTGTTCGCAGTATGGGCCGGCTAATAATGTCTAAGTACTCTACTTTACTTTATAAACTATACCATTGGGTAGCAATGATTCCTGGAAAAATCTCCTGGAGTAAGAAAAACTACATTACGGTAACTGATCGAGATGAGCTAGCTAGACTTTTGTCTAAGGGGTACTACATTATTCTAACAGGCGACAAGCATCATCTTAGCAGTATTGTGGTTTCATTCTTGAGCTGGGTTAAAACAGGTGTATGGGCAAATTATAGTCATGCACTAATGAATTGCGACAACATCACAGATCCTGCTGATACTGCCAGCTTTAAGTTTGTTGAAGCAACAGGCGTAGGCGTACACTACTCTACATTTGATCAAGTATTTGAATGCGATACTGTTTGCTTACTAACACCAAACAACATTGACAACGCAGAATGGACTAAAATTATCGATGCCTTGTTAAAGCAACAAGGCAAACCATATGACGACTTGTTTGACCTATCAGATGACACACATGTTAGTTGTGTGGAGCTGGTTCTAAATGCACTCCGAGCAGTAAATTATGCAGAAGAGTTTGCAGACCTACATCGGCTAATCGAAAAAGAAAAAAACTTGGTTCCACAAATGTTTAGAACCTGTTCTGACTTTATGGTAAAATACGAAAAGTAAAACTCTTGATTTTATTGTGTGGTTATGTTAGTATAAAGCATGACTAAAAAAATTATCCTTTCCTGCTCCAATTAGACTAAATAAGTTTAAGGAGTGGACTAATGTTTTTAAATAACAAATATACAAATTGGTATAACAATATAATTGTCAATGCACAAACCCGAATTATTTCTGGATATGTTGAGAACCACCACATTATTCCCAAAAGTATTGGAGGGAACGACGATACCTCCAATATCGTAGCATTGACAGCCAAGGAACATTTTATATGCCATCTGTTGTTAACTAAAATGATTGCTGGACCATTAAAATATAAAATGGTGAAGGCGGCCCTAATGATGGTCTGTCGAGAGGGACCTGGCCAACAACGATACAAAACTACAGGCAGAATATATGAAATCTTAAAAAGCTCATGCCCTCCTATGCCAGAAGAAACTAGAATAAAACTCAGTAATTCACAAAAAGAAAGATTCAAAGATATAGACGGAACGTTCTTGGGCAAATCGCACTCAAATGAATCAAAAGAAAAAATGAGACAAGCCAGATTGGGCAAGAAAGATTCACTCGAAGTTAGGCGTATAAAATCTATAGCAGGAAAAAATAAACCCCCAACAACCGACGCAACAAGACAGAAATTAAGTATTGCCAATAAAGGCAAACCAGGATTAACAGGAGAAAGAAATGGATTTTTCGGTAAACAACACTCACCAGAGCAACGGCAGAAAAAGCGCGAAGAAAAGCTCAATGCCATTAGACAAGAATGTCCGCATTGTAGTAAAATTGTTGATCCAATGAACTTTAAGAGGTGGCACGATGATAGATGTAAATACAAAAAATAAACAGCAACTGATTGCCCTCGTGGGATTCATTGGTTCCGGCAAAGACACTGCCGCAGACTACTTGGTTAACTTCCACGAGTTCCGACGAGACTCATTTGCCGCAACACTCAAAGACGCAGTTGCTGCCGTGTTTGGATGGGATCGAGAATTACTAGAAGGTCGCACCAAGCAAGCCCGGGAATGGCGAGAACAAGTTGATCCATGGTGGGCCGAACGATTAAACATGCCCGAGCTTACTCCACGATTGGTTTTGCAACTCTGGGGCACTGAAGTTTGTCGTCGTAGCTTTCATGATGACATTTGGATTGCTTCATTGGAGTCGCGCCTGCGTAATAGCAAAGACAGTATTGTTATTAGCGATTGCAGATTCCCCAATGAAATCAAAGCTATTAAAGAAGCAGGCGGACAAGTAGTTTGGGTGCAAAGGGGCGAGCTGCCTAGCTGGCATATTATAGCAGGCAACGCCAACAACGGTGATGCCTTTGCCGCAGAAAAACTAAAGAGCCTAGGTATCCATGCCAGCGAAACAGCCTGGGTAGGGACTGATTTTGACTATATAGTAGACAATAATGGCACAGTTGATGAGTTATACGATCGTATAGCAAAGATTGTCCAGTGAATTGTAAAATAGCATTTTCCGGTAAATAGGACCAGATTTAGCACTTTGCGCTAAATATCTTCGTAAAGGGTATGATCCCTTAGATTACGGAGATATATAAAATGGCTCAATTAAGTTCCCCAGGTGTAAGCGTTTCGATTATTGACGAAAGCGCCTACGCATCTGCAGGCACTGGTACAGTTCCAGTTATTGTTTTAGCAACACGTTCTAATAAAACATCACCAGATGGTTCGGTTGCACAATACACTACTGCACCTTTTGCTAAAAAACCACTTATTGTTACAAGCCAACGCGAGTTGGTACAATTATACGGTGAACCAAAATTCACCATCGTTGATGGTACACCTGTACACGGTCACGAATTAAACGAATACGGCTTGCTGGCCGCTTATTACTACCTGGGTATTGCTAACCGTGCTGTTCTAGTACGCGCAGACTTGAACATGGAAGAATTAGAGCCACAGGCATCTGCCCCAACTGGTCCGGCAACAAATGGCCAATATTGGTTGGACACAGGTGCAAGCTCATGGGGCTTGTTTGAAGGCAACGGTTCTACTTGGGTAGCAGTATCAGTTCTAGTAACAGATGGCAAACCAGGTGCAGGTGTTGGCGTACCAGGCGATTATGCATTAGATGCAACCGGCACTGTCAAAACATTCTACAAAAAAGTAGGCAACACATGGGTTGAAGTTACAGCTGGCAATTTAAGCGCACCGGTAACAGTTAGCCCGCACTATCAAGTTCCAACAGCCAGCAATGGCGCAGTATGGTTCAAGACTACAAGTCCAAATTCTGGTTTGTCTTTAAAAGTTAAAAAATACAATGCTTCCACACAAAGCTGGACAGCACAAACAATCGGCGCAGGTAACCCAGACCAATTAGTTGGTTATGTTGATAATGCTACTGCAAATGAGCAGTTTGGTTCAAAGTTAGCAGTAGACAGCATTTATGTTCAGTTTGCAACAGCCAATGAAGCAAAGTTTGAAATCAAGCGCTATAATGGCGCAGCCTGGGCATCACCGGCAATTAGTTCTGGAGCTACTGCTCCAACTGGTGCATTGCCAGACGGCCAGTTATGGTATGATGCAGGTACAATGGTTGACGTTTATGTTAAGACAACCGTAAACGGCGAACCAACATGGAAGCCAGCTGCTCAAATCGATGTAAACACAGAAGAGCCAGCAAATCCAAGTTTTGGTGACGTATGGGTTGATACAAATGACATGGCCAACTATCCAATGCTTAAAGTATGGGACGGCAGCGTCTGGGTCGGTAAAGACAACGCAGACCAAACAACAGAACACGGGGTATTGTTTGCGGACTTGACAGCAACAGCCGGTGACACAACTGGCGTAGCCGGTGGCGCTAATCCAATGGACGATCAAACTCCAAACCCAGCTTACTTCCCAGATGGTATGTTGCTATGGAACAGTGCAGTAAGCTCAGGTAACGTAAAAGCATGGAATGTCACAGAAGGTTTCTGGCAGACAGAATCTGGCAACGTTGACAGCGGTCCTAAAGCAGGTGCTCCTTACATGTTCGACAAAGCTCAACGCCGTGTTGTTGTAAAGCGTTTGCAAGCTGCATTGGCAGGCAATGATGAACTACGTGCAGAAACGTTGACTTTCAACGTTATTGCTACACCGGGTTATGTTGAATGCATTGACGAAATGGTCACATTGAACTTGGATCGCAAAGAAACAGCATTTGTTATTGCTGATACACCATTGAAGTTAAGCAACAAGATTACTGATGTTGTTAACTGGAGTCTAGGCAAAGCAGCTGGTACAAACGGCGCAGACGGTTTAGTAACACGCAGCGGCAGCGCCGCAATTTACTATCCAAGTGGATTGTCAACTGACTTGAGCGGCAATGATGTTGCAGTTCCTGCAAGTCATTCAGTTCTACGTGGCATTGCATACAACGACCAAATCGCTTATCCATGGTTTGCTCCAGCTGGTTTAACACGTGGTGCGTTAAGTGGTATCAGCAACCTAGGTGTTGTCAACGCTGAAAACGAATTCGTTCCAGTTGCATTGAATCAAGGTTCACGTGACGCATTGTACGAAAAGAATGTTAACCCATTGGTCAACTTCCCAGGTCAAGGTTTATACATTTGGGGTCAAAAGACATTGTACCCACAAAGCTCTGCATTAGACCGCGTAAACGTTGGTCGTTTGTTGGCTTACTTGCGCGAACGTTTTGATGTTATTGCTCGTCCATTCATCTTTGAACCAAACGATCAACGTACACGTAACCGCATCTTGGGTGTGTTCAACGCATTCTTGGCTGACATGTACTCTAAGCGTGCTGTATATGACTTCTTGGTAGTTTGTGATGAAACAAACAACACTCCTGCTCGAATTGATAGAAACGAGTTGTATATTGACATTGCTATCGAGCCAGTCAAAGCAGCCGAATTTATCTACATCCCAGTTCGTGTTGTAAACACTGGCGCGATTGCCAATGGTACACGCTAAATAACGCTAACAGGAGACACATAAAATGGCAGTCAATTTAGACAAATTTAACGTAGACGGAGGCACTTCGGGCGTATTAGTACAGCCTAAGTTGTCATATCGTTTCCGTGTGTTCTTAAACGAATTCGGCTCGGGTGAAAACTTAGAACTAACAAGTCAAGTTGTTAGCGTTAGCCGTCCAAGTTTAACACATGACGACGTAGTAATCGACGTTTACAATTCACGTATCAACTTAGCTGGTAAGCACACATGGGATGCTATCACTCTAACAGTACGCGATGACGTAACAGGCTTGGTAGCGAGAGCTATTGCAGCACAAATGCAAAAGCAAGTAGACCATGCTAACCAAAGCAGCATCAAAGCAGGTGGCGGCTATAAGTTTGGTATGTCAATCCAAAACTTAGACGGTTCACAACCAGCTAATATTTTAGATTCATGGCAATTGGGTGGTTGCTACATCCAAAACGTAAACTATGGCGAAAACAACTATGCATCAAGTGATCCGCTACAGATCACTATTGCTATCAAGTATGACAACGCTAACCACAACATTCTTGGCAGCGATGCGTTAGATGGTGGCGCTGGTGATAACAACATTGATGTTACATCCGCAGGCGTAGCACCAGAGTAATAGTGTACGTTAACCAAAGGTGATAAGTAAGTGTAAGCAGAAATGCTTGCCCTTACAAGGAGAAAGAAAAGGGCGAGAAATCGCCCTTTTCTCATTGAACACATGGCTTATACAAACTTAGCAACAAAACTTTTATTAAATGATATGCAGGTCAATGCTGGCCCGCTTGGTAACGGCTTTCCATACTTAAAATTTGCATGGGAGGTTGAGTTAGCAGTTGGAAGTGGGGGCGAGTCCACTGGATTATTTTCTACGGGTCCACTGGTAGCTAAGTCATGTGAACTACCGCGTTTCTCAATTGAAACTCAAGTTGTTAACGTTTACAATCATAAAACCATAGTTCAAACAAAAATGAATTATGAACCAATCACAATGACTTTCTATGATCAAACCAATGATGTTGCGGAAAGTTTAATCTGGGATTTTGTTAAAGGGCAATTTGATCCAGGTGATGCAAGTAAAGCAAATAGCATCACGCCATTGGTTGTAACGATCAAGATGAAAAATCTAAGTGGCGAAGGCGACGACAAGGTTTATACATTACTAAACGCATACATCACAGATGCACAGCATGATACATTAGACTACTCAACCAGCGATCCTGTATTGTGGACTATTACATTGCGATACGAAGAATTACAAACAAATGACTTTAAAGGCAAAACTCCTGGTGACGGCGGCGCAGGTATAAAAGCATTGCCAAAGCCACCAAGTCGCCCATCAGTCGTTAATGTACCAATTACTAAGCCACCTAAGGCTGATGCTAAGATCGAAGAAGTATCGATGTGGACAGATCCAATGGGCACAACAGATGGCGCAGCAATTATGGCAGCAGCCGGGACAGCATCACGAACACAATCAGCACCAAAAGCAACTGCACCGTGGCCAATGGACAAAACATCTAACGATGTAACATACGATGCAATGGGTAACGTTACAAGTTTTAGTTCTGGTAATCCAAGTTCTGCTTCTACTGGGACTCCAGTTACAAAGGTACAAAGTTCGGCAACTACTCAACAAGCCGCTGCGGCACGTGCAGCTTATGCACAAACTGATCCAAGGCGTATAGACGGGGAAGGCTATAACCCTTCCTACAAAGAAGCGTATGCAAGTGAGTATGCAAAAGAAATGTCAAAGTATGATACTTCCTGGAAAAGCCAATCTGGTAAAGCAAGTATTGAACAACGTGCAGCTCAAGCAGCATCAATGCGTGCCTTAACATCAGCACCTAAGTATTCATCTCAAGTTCGTACACAAAACGCAGATGGCTCGTTTACAGATAGACAAATGCCACGTAGCGTAAACAACAATGCAAGTGCTTCGGCATCGCAATCCAACAGAGAACAACAGTATGTTAACAACTCTAAGAAGCCATTGGATTATTAATCATGTCATATAAAGTAATACCACAAGTTGAATTTGACCGCGCTGTGCAGCAAGTGCTAAGTGTAGGACTTGGCCGTACACCAGCAGAAAACATTGTTATGGCATTGTGGAAAGCCAGTCAAGACCTTGGTTTAAATTTTAAAGCATTGATAGAAAAGTCAGTTGCAAATAAACAATTAAATGTTGATCAAGCTGTACTTGATCACATTAATAAGAACTTGCCTGAAACGATTCGTTATAATAAGAAAACAGCAGTAGCAGTTTCTCCGATAGCAGCACGCGAACTATAATGGCAAACAACTACCAGCAAGGTCATTACACTATTCTCAATCCAGAGAAGTATGTGGGCAAAGGCACACCAAAATATCGCAGTGGTTGGGAATTGACATTTATGCGTTTCTGTGACAATCATCCGAGTGTAGTGTCGTGGGCAAGTGAATGCGTTCGCATACCTTATAAAAACCCTTTTACAGGCAAAGATACTTACTATGTACCTGACTTTTTGGTAACGTACCAAACAGCAAACGGCACCAAAGCAGAACTCATAGAGATCAAACCCAAATCGCAAGCTGTCATGGAGCATGCTCGTAGTCAGCAAGAAAAGATGGCAGTAGCACTTAATATGTGCAAGTGGCAAGCTGCTCAAATATGGTGCAAACGCATGGGTGCAACATTTCGTATTCTCACAGAGGAAGATATCTACAATAACACTAATCCAACACGCAAGCGCCGCAAATAAGTCATAAGTAATTGCATGACTAAGAAATTAGAAGAAGTATTTGGTTTCCCACCTATTG